CAATGGTATAAAATTCAAAATTTAATTATAAAACATCAATAATATGGAAATAATAATAATAACAATATTTTTAGCTATTTGTCATTTGTGCGAATATTCTAAAAACAGAAAACTAAAATCTTAATTATGAAAATATATATAGATAATACAGAAATATCACAAGATACTTTACAAGTAGAGGGTGTTTTTAGTTATGACTATCCTGAATATTGTGACGCTTATTTTAGCTATGGAGAAACTACATCAGGACGCATGCTAACAGAACAAGAACTAGACAAATTAACTAATGACTATCCTGAATTACTTAACGAATTAGCACACCAAATAAATATATAACTATGATTATAAATATAAATGTAGATACTTTAGCATTAGCTTTAGCACATACTAAAGTAGATAAAAAATATAAAGATCTTAATATAGAATATACTATAAACAACTATGATGAATATAGTAGTTTTAAATATACTAAAGATGCACAGAAAGACTTTGACAAATACTATAAATACTTTTATAACATTATAATAGAGAATAAAATATGACACAAAAAGAACAATTAATAAAATATTTCCAGGATAATTTTAGCATAACTACTTTAGAATGTATGCAAAAACTTATAATACTAGACCTACAAGGTGTAATAAGAGATTTAAAAAATGATGATTATAGAATAGAATCTTTTTATATAAGCAAAAAAAATATGTACGGA